TGACCTCGTTGTTAATACACAAGGTGCTGGTTTCAGTTTAGTATATTCTGGAGACGCTACAACAGGTTGGACTTATAGGGAGAAATAGAATATGGCAAATTACGAAGCAACTAGATACGATTTTGATGGAGCTAACCTTACAGGTATTGAAGGTATTCCAACAGCAACTATTGTGCCGTGGTCAGATTCAGCTGTGCCATCTGGTTTCTTAGAGTGTAATGGTTCTGCAGTTTCAAGATCAACATATGCAGCTTTATTTGCAATAATTGGTACAACATATGGATCAGGTGATGGTTCAACAACTTTTAATGTTCCTGATTTACAAGATAACGTTCCGGTTGGAAAATCTAACAACAAAGCTTTAGCGTCAACTGGTGGAGCGAACACCGTAGCTTCATCTGGAAGCGTTGGTGGTTCAACAGCGAATGCTACTTTATCAACAGCACAACTTGCTTCACACTCACACTCTACAAAAGCTTCTAATACCGGTTTACTTACACAATCGCAAGGTGGTAATACATCTCCAGCATATACAAACTCACAAAATACAGGTGATGCTGGATCCGGACAAGCTCATTCTCATAATATGAGTGCAAATTTTACTGGTAATGCAACTTCTGTATTACAGCCTTATTTAACAATTATTTATTTAATTAAAACTTAGGAGAAAATAAAATGGCAACAAATGCAAAATGGACAGTTGTTTTTGATGATAGAGTAATCATCAAACAAACAGGAGATGATGAAGGTCCTTATATAATTAATGATGATTCTTTTTGGAATGATCCAAAATGGTCAAATATTTGGGCAATTCAATATAAAGATGACGATCATGAATATAATGATACTATAGAATATAGAGATACTACACCTCATGCAACTTGGACAGCAGCTAATTTAGGAAGTTTTGAAGATCAATTTATTTCAAGATGGGAAGCTGCTCACCTAGCTAGATTACAATCTGATTGGGATAATAATGATGGTAATACGTACGATGAAAATGGTAATATTACTAATGAAGAAACTCAGGCTGAAAAAATTGCTAGATTAGGTGCAAGACCTACTACATATTCTGTTTCTTAATTTTTATTTATTTTTAGTAACTACTAAATTACCTGAAACAGATATTCTTTCCCCTTCCGATTTAAACATATCAACATAATGATGTAAATTAGCGGGAAAAATAAAAATATCACCTCTTTCAGGTAAAAAAGAATGAGCATTTATCCAATTAAATCCATTTGAACTATAATTTATTATAAAATTAATATTTCCCGGTTTAGCACCACTAGTTATGGTTTTATTTGATTCTTCTTTTAGATTTTTAGGTATATCGGTATATAAAACAAAACTTAAATCTGAGTCATGATCATGTAAAGGATTAGTTTCATATTTCTTCATATAATTTACCCATGCGACTTTTAATGTTATTTTGTTACCTAGTATTTTATTTGAATATTCAAATAAACCTTTAGCATAACTATCAATATAAGGAAAAATTATAGGAAATAATTTACGAGCACTTATTTTATATTCTTCTTTTATGAAACCCGCTAATTTTTTTCTAATATCTTTTTTATTATCTTTTTTACAGAGAGATTTTATTTGTATTATTTCTTCTTCCTGTAATTTTGATCTATATAAATAAGGACCCCAGTGATAATAATTATACGATATTGTTCTTTCTTTCATTTTTATCTCAACATCATCCAAGAAGTTAATATATATTTTTCACCCGATAAAGGTGGGTTACCTCTATGTAAGTAAGGGAAACCGGCAGGCCAAATAACTATTCTTCCTGTTTTAGGTTTTACTCTTTTTGAAAAATGTAAAAATTCTGTTTCTCCACCTTCTTCAACATCGTTTAAATAAATAGAAAATACAAATGCTCTAGGTTCATTATCAAATCCCAAACCATGTTCTATATGCCAAACATGATATCCTTCTGTAGGTAAAGTTTTTTGAATTTTTAAACAAGTAAAATGAAAAGGAACTCCATAAGCATCACCTGCTCCAGTGTTTTTAACATAATGATTCCATGCTAAATCAAAATTTAGCATCATAGGTTTTAAAGATTCCCACCATATATCTACATTATTGTTAGCTGCAAAAAACTGTTGGTCTTGCTTTTGTAAAATAGAAGATTTTTCTGTTGCTATTCTATTTATAGTATTATTAAATTTATTTTCATTTTCATATAGTTGAATAGCTTTATCACATTCTTCTCTAATAATATAGTTATCGTAAACACCTATAAAATTATTTATGTTAACCGTCTTTTCTATCATTTATATTTTCAAGTTTTTTGTTAAATTTAAATTGATCTTTTTCTTTTATATTAAATATTAAACTGTATCTAATTTGATCATCATTTATTTTGTCAAAACCATGTAATATGTTTGGTGGAAATAAATAATAATCACCTGGTTTAGGAGTTATTGTAATATTTAATTCAGGTAAAATCAAATCACAACCTTTAGTAAGATATAATATACCATGATAACAAGGATGATGATGAGGAGTTAAACTATCTCCTTTTTTCATTTCATTACCCCAGGCATCAGCTACGTAGTTTTTTTCAAAAAAATATTGAAATATATCAGGATGAGAATTTTGATTTTTATTAATTAAAAAAGACAGGAATTTGTTAAAATTATCATTGTCCACAAAATATCTCCAATCTGTCATACCACCTTTTACATTGGTGTATCCATACATAGATTTTTTTAAATTATTTTTAATATCTATAATATAACTATGTAGTAATTCAGGGTATGGAAAGTATCCAAATATAATATTAACAGTTCTTGGATACGTAATAGTTATACTGGTTTTATGTTCTCCAGTTTTACTGTTTTTATCTAAAAAATTTATCATTAATTTGTGGCTTTCATTATATTCATAAGTATTATATATTATATTATATGCTACAAAAACTAAATTTCAAGCCCGGTTTTAACAAAATGGTCACGGATTCTGGAGGCGAGTCTCAATGGGTCGATGGTGATTTTGTTAGATTTCGATATGGACTACCTGAAAAAATAGGTGGCTGGAATCAGCTTACGATTTCAAGTTTAACATTACCAGGCGTTGCTAGAGCACAGCATGCATGGACATCTCTGGCAGGTGAAAAGTATACTGCAATTGGTACATCACAAGGTTTGTTTTTATATTATGGTGAAAACTTTTATGACATCACTCCTTTAGATACAGCAATTACTGGAGCTGACTTTGATGCAACAACCGGTTCACCAACTGTTACTGTAAACAAAACTGCTCATGGTTTATCTGATGGACGATATGTAACTTTTTCTAGTGTTACAGTTCCAACTGGATCAGGATATGCTACATCTGATTTTGAAGATAATACATTTGAAGTATTAAATTCAACTACAAATGCTTTTGAGATTACAATGCCATCTAATTCAGCAGGCACAACTTCTGGAACAGGATCAGCGGAAATTGATCCCTATGTAGTTGTTGGTCCAACATTTCAATCTGCAGGTTATGGATGGGGAACATATTTATGGGGTGAAGAAGCATGGGGCACGGAGCGTTCAACAAGTAACGTGATTCTGGATCCAGGCATCTGGAGTCTTGATAACTTTGGAGAAATATTAGTTGCAACCATTCATAATGGTAGAACATTTACTTGGGATGCAGGAGCTGCAGGTGCAAGAAGTATACGAGCAAGTTTAATGTCAGGGGCTCCTACTAAAACAAGATTAACTTTGGTATCAGATAGAGATAGACATCTATTTCACTTTGGAACTGAGACAACGATTGGTGATTCAACTACACAAGATCCAATGTTTATAAGATTCTCAAATCAAGAAGATTATTCAACGTATCAACCAACCGCCACTAATACTGCAGGTACATTTAGATTGGACACAGGAAATAAAATTGTAGCAGCTGTTCAAGGTAAAGATTATGTATTTGTACTAACAGATAGTGCAGCATATGTGATTCAATTTGTTGGCCCACCATTTACATTTAGTGTTAGACAAGTTGGAACGAACTGTGGATGTATTGGACAAAATGCAGTTAGTTATTCTAATGGTATGATATTTTGGATGTCAGGTGAAGGTGGATTTTTTGCATTTGATGGAACAGTTAAAGCATTACCATGTTTAGTAGAAGACTTTGTATTTACAACTACAGGAGATAATTTAGGAATTAATTATGATGCAGGTCAGATTGTTTATGCAGAACATAATACTTTATATAATGAAGTAAATTGGTTTTATGCAAAATCAGGATCAGATCAAATTGATAGATGTGTTACATTTAATTACGGAGAAAACTGTTGGACAACATCATCATTAGCTAGAACATCTTATGTAGATACAGGTGTATTTGATTTACCATATGCAACGGAATACAATGCAACAGCTGTACCTAATTTTCCAATACAAGGAATTACTGCAAGATTTGGAGCATCAACTTATTATGCTCATGAAACCGGAACCGATCAAATCAATTCATCAGGCACCACGTCTATTAATGCTTTTATTAAATCTGGAGACTTCGATATATCTTCAACAAGAGGTTTAACCGGTCAATCAACTGGTATAGCTGATTTTAGAGGAAATGGGGAGTTTATTATGTCTATGAAACGATTTATACCTGATTTTAAAGTACTCACAGGTAATTCAAAAGTAACTTTATTATTGAATGATTACCCAAGTCAAACTGCTACAAGCTCACCACTTGGACCCTTTACAATTACAAGTTCTACTGATAAAGTAGATACACGTGCAAGAGGAAGACTTCTTGCAATCAAAATTGAAAACGACGCTGTAGGTGAAACTTGGCGTTATGGAACATTAAGAGTAGATATTAAACCAGACGGTAGACGATAATGGCAGAAATAAATTATAACAATTTATATAATCAATTAAAACCTATGGAAAAAAGGTATTATGACCAACAGTTTCAAAAATCATATAATCCAAATCAAGAAAACATAATGTTATCTTCTCAGCCTGCTTATGAGCAAATGAAAGCAGTATATAATGCTCAACAACAAATTCCTGAAAAAAGTTTTTTCGATAGTCTTAATCTTTTTGGTTCAGCTAGTGCAGCTGAAATGCCTCAAGTTCCTAATTTATCTTTAGGCTATAATATGCCAACTTTTGATTTAGGTACTGGTATAACTAATACTACAGCAGCTTCACCTCTTATAAATACTGCAGATATACTTAATCAGTATAATGTTCCTAATATACAGAATCAAAATTTAGTCGATGCAATAATTGCACAAAACATGCAAAAAAATATTGGTAATTTTATTAATGCACCACAAGATTATTATGCACCTGACTTAACTCCAACAAGAGGTTTACCAACTTTAGATTTACAAAGCTTACCTGCAAATATGGGTGTTGCTAATGAACCTGATGTTCAGCAGGTAGATTCTTTAACAGGTAAAAAAAAATCTAATGGTATTTTTGATTTAATAATGAGTGTAGCAGTACCTGGATTAAATTTTGTAAAAAATATAGCTAAAAGAGGTCAACCTTACGAACAATTTACTCCAGGTGGAACAATTAGAAATGGAATATATAGTATTGATGGTGTTAATGTACCGGTCAGTTCTTTTGGTGGTGACTTCTATAATCCAAACACAGGTTTAAATAGATTTGATCGAGCAAGAAACAGATTTAATGAAACTCGTAGTTTAAAAGATTTATTTGGTGCAAGTAGAACTTTAGCTGAGTTTAACAACGCTAGAAAAATATTAGATGCTCAAAAGAAATCAGGTTATAAGAGTAATTTTATGAATAGACCAAAATCGGAAAGAAATTTTACTGGCCCAAGTGGTGGAGATAATACTGGTGGAGATAAAGGAGCTAAAGGAGCAGCAGATTCTTTTTCTAATAAAAGTGGAATGGGAAGAACCGGTTACTAATGGCTAAAATAACTTCATACATACCAGAACCAAAAGAAGAATACGATGTTGAAAATCAAAGACAAATATTACAATCAGTCGATACTATTAAAAACGAATTAAATTTTTCTTTTCAACAAGATTTAAAAAATGAGGAAGACCAGAAAAACTGGTTTTTAAGTTAATGGCTAATTTTTATAAAAGTGAAACATTTGATTTAACAGATACTGCTTTAACGACAGTATTAACTATATCTACATCAGCAATTGCTATTGTAAAATCAGTACAGGCATGTGTAATAGATAATACCAATGTTGACTTTGAAGTATTTTTAAAAAAATCAGGAGGCTCTGATGTTGAAATAGCACACAGCACTTTAAATAAAGCAACAGACAATTTTTCAAAAGATGTTATTAATATGGAAGCAGGAGATATATTAAAAGTAAAAGCTAGCGTTGCTGATAAAGCCTCTGGACAAGTAAGCTATCTTCTGATAGACAGATCGCAAGAAAATGGATAAAGACATACCAAAAATAGAGTGTACAACTATAACAACTTATAGAAACACGAAGACAGGAGAAGTATCTAAAGAAAAAATAGAAGGACCGGATATTGTAAAAGATGTTATAGTAGAAGTTACTAATAAAGGTCTACAAGTATTTCAGAAAGTAATGAATCAGAAAAATGACAAACCAAAATCCTAGAGGCGGAACAGAGCTTCAATTTGAATATCTAAGAAAACACGTTGATCCAAAATTATTAGATCAAGTACAAATAACAACATCTGTACCAGAAAAAATTCCATTACATCCAACTAAAGTAAATATACTGTGGCAAAAAAATTCTTATGATCAACCGAATCTGGCTCCATGGTTCAAAGATAAATCTAATCACGATAAGTATGATTGGTATGTATTTAATTCTAATTGGAACTTTGAAAAATTTAGAATGATGTTTGATTTACCAACAGAAAAATGTTTGGTAATTAAAAATGGTATAGAAAATATTGAACCTATTGTAACTACTTATAAAAAAGGTGATCCAATAAAAATTATTCATCACTGTACACCTTGGAGAGGATTAAGTGTTTTGTTAGGTGCAATGCAATTAGTAAAGAATCCATTAATTACTTTAGATGTTTATTCATCAACAGAAGTGTATGGTAAAGGTTTTCATGAAGCTAATGATAAACACTATCAAGAATTATATGATCAAGCTAAACAACTCCCTAATGTAAATTACATTGGATATAAACCAAATGAATATATTAAAGAACATTTAAAAGATTATAGATTATTTGTTTATCCTAGTATTTGGGAAGAAACATTTTGTATATCTTTATTAGAAGCAATGGCTGC